ATTTTGTTTTTAAATTTTATTAAACCTTCATCAATATTTTCAATAGCTTCATCACAAAACTCAGAAGAAAAATAGTCTTCTATAACACATATACCTACTTGTGATAAATGTTGTAGTATTTGTTCTTTCATACTTCTTCTATTCTTTTAGTTTTATCACATATTAGTAAATCATAAGCAGGTTTTTTACCAACACTTAATCTATGATATTTACAACCCCAATCTTCTAATTGTACCTCGGTTTCAAGCTTCCAGTCTATTCCTGTAGCTGATCCTCTTGCAGTCCAATATGTTATTTCATTACCTTCATCATATAATTTATTAATCTTGGCTATGTTTTTTTTATTAGGAATAGCGAGTAAATAATTTCTTTCTCCTTCATAAAAACATATAGTTTCATCTATATCAACATAAATGTTCATAACGTATCGTAATATTCGTTTTGTTTCTTTTGTCTTTCTATTGTTTTAGGATGATATAAACAATATTCTTCATCATGGGGTAATTGAGAAATTGTTGTATGGGCTTCTAATACTTCATGAACTTTATTTTTCCATTTTATTTTACCATTATTTTTATAAATCCTAAATTGAGGGTCAGGAAAATTAACCCATCCTTTTTCATTAACCTTCCACCCCCATTTATCAATATGTTCTTGAGTTAATCCTTCTACAGTATTAATTCTTGGAACTAAAAAAACATCTACATGAGAATTTACCTCTAATATACTGGATAAATTTTCTAACATTGTAGGAGTAATCATTTCATCAGCATCAATCTGAAAGATATAATCTCCAGTACATACTTTAGCTAAGTTGTTTTTAAAGTTGGCAAAGTGACTGTTTAAATCGAATATAGTATATACAATTTTTCCTAACTTTTCTAATTCTTCACAATATGCTTTTACTTTATTATCAGGTAATCCTTTAACACTACCACGAGAATCTTGTTGTATTACTATTTCATCTTCATTTCTTTTATTATCAATAAGAAAATTGACTAGTCTTTGAATTTCCTGAAATTCATTACAGACTGTAATTGCGTAACTTATCTTCATCTTAACAATATGAAACGTAAATCATTTCTTTACCATTTTTCCAACCATCAGTAAATTTGGCTATTTTATACTTTGACCTAATTAGAGCCAATTTATCATTTACATCCTTATCATTTTTCAGATTTTTGAATGAAAATGTATTTACTATACATTTTGATTTTTTAGGTTTAAAAATATCTTTACCTTGTAGGTCTTTACCTAGTAATTTTCTTTCCCTTTCAACAAAAGGTGCATCTTCTACGTGTACTGTTAGTCTCATCATAACTTTTTAATTTTGGGTGAATATACAAACAATGTTTGTGGGAGCCAAATTATTCTGGGAGGACTCCTATATAACTTAAAGCATCCATGAAATCTCTTTCACTAAACATTTTCATAGTAGTCATATCCATCCTATGCTCATAATACTCACCTTCCTTATTAGGTATAGGGTATCTTTCCTTTTCTTCTTCTTTCACTTCAGTGGCTTTTACGGCTGCCCATTTCCAATTTTCTGGTTTAGAACCATTAGCAAATACCATCCCTTGTTTAGGTAAATTTATAGTTGAAGGTAACCATGATTTTCCTTCTTCATCTTCAAAAATTAAATCTTTATAGAGTTCTGGGAGTGTTTCTATTTGTTCATTGAGGAATTCTTCATTTGATTTCATTAATGAATTACTTTGGAATCCACAACCATAACACATATGATTGGTAATTTTATCATTTATTTCTTGTGAGTAACAAGCATCAGATCCACATCTTGGACATTCTGTTAATTTATCTGCGTTCATGCTTCTATCTTTTTTAATTTAGGTAATTTTAATTTAGGTAATTCGGGTTTTTTATCTTCACCTATTTTCTTTAATTTTGGTAATTGTAAGGGAACTTGTTTAGGGGCTGCTTTAACATTTTTATCTAATATTTCACCTAATAATTCTTTCATCTTATTATATGTAAAATTTTCTTTACAATAATGGGCTTGACGTTTAGCATTTGGGATAAAACCTTTATATTTTTTATAAGTGTCTTTTAATACTCTTCCTAATTGCATTGTATCAACATCAAACCATTTTGCTCCTTCTATAAACCAATTATTTCTAGCACTTGGATGTACATCATTTAAAGTTCCAGGTAATAAAATACTCATATCCTGTTTAAGGAAATCAATATGACCAGACCAACCTGTTGTTATGATTGGTTTTTTAGTTTGAGTGAATTCAAGTAAAGGTCTTCCAAAACCCTCCCCTTTAGTTAAACTAACCATAGCTTTTACTTTTGGATGGTTATATAATTCATTAATTTCAGTATCAGTAAAATCACCATGAAGCAAATAAACATTAGGACATTTACCCTTTACAGTTTTCTTTATATCTTGGATTTTTTTCAATGTTAAATCCCTATCCATATAAGAAGACCCTGCATGAGCTGTTTTTAATATTAAAGCAGGTTGTTTTGGTTTGTTTTTAAAAGTTTCACAAAATGATTTAATTAATAAACCTATATTTTTTCTATCGTGTCCAAAATCACCTTGTATCCAATGACCAACAAATAAATAACAAAATTCTTCTCTTACTTTTAATTGTAAGCCAATAGGAACATTTTTCTTGTAAATATCTTGATTAAAACCCTCAAATAATATTTCTGTGGGTGTAGTCAATTCTACATTTCCTACTACTTGATTTGTTTGTTTATCATGTTTTTGGAATTTACTATGTTTTAAAACATCTAAAGTATGTTTAGAAGAACCTAAAACTAAATTCATTCTATTACAACCTTCAATCCAATCAGAGGGAGCAATTGTTGATTCAATTCCTGCTGTAACTCCTATATTATAATGTCCTTGTGGTTGGAATTCATTAGGAATTGTTATTTGCATCCAAACATCAGGTTTGGGGTATTGTTTATTTGGTTCTGGTTGAAATAAATGCTTATTCAAAAATTCCCATTCAGGATGATCCTCAATGAAACCCCAAGGAGTATTACCCCACCTTTGAGCCAAAATTTTAACATCATATTTATCTAACTCTATAACTGCTTTGGCTACATCCCTTGCACGACTTCCGTATCCTGAATAAGTATCTATTGGGCAGCTTATTATAAATTGTGGTTTATTCATGTTTTAATATATTAATGCGTGTTTTTGTGTTTTTTTAGTATCAATGTTAGTATCTATGAGTTCATATTTTTCTCTTGGTTCCCAAGTATCAAATAATTCATCTATAGCTTCAATTATTCTATTACTCATTTTTACAGCAGTAAATCCCGCTTCATCACTTAAGGCCCATTCTCTACCTTTTTTACCCCTTCTATCTCTTTCTTCGGGTGATAAATCATATACTTCTCTAATTCTAAATGCTGCATCTTCTGCTGTACACCTATCATCCCAAATATAAGGAGTTATAGGTGAACCTTGTAAAGAACGACTAGTTGGAAAAACTGGGAATGCCCAATCTCCGTGTGTTTTGTAAGTTCCTAAATGATTAGAAGGGAAATCTTCATCAAAATCAATCCATTCTCCCTTTTTAACACCGGGACCTTCATCATAGTCATATTCAAATCTCATTTGGTCTTGCATTCCACCTGTTACATTTGCTATAATTGGTGTTCCTGTTAGCATTGCTTCAGTTAATGTTAATCCCCAACCTTCATTTGAGGTTAACAATATTTGAACATCAGATAAGTTATAAAGTAAATTTAATTCCTTTGTACTGATTTTATTAGTTGAAAAATAAATAGCATTTGGGTATTTTTCCCCAAATAATAATTCTCTAACAGCTTCCAAATCAGTTCCATGTTCACTTACTACTTCAGTATGTAATAAGAAAGCACATTTATCTGCTTTTTCTTTAGGTAAAGAATCTAAAAACATTCTAAAGGCCATCATAGTATCAGAGATTTGTTTCCTTCTAATATTTCTAGAATTAAAAAACATTAAAAAATCAACTTCCCTATCCCCAAAAATATTTTTCCTTAATCCATTCATTTCCTCAGAATTCCTATCTATTGGGAAATACATCTTAGAATTTAATCCATGAGGTACGTATTTGATTATTTTATTTTCTGCTTTATCCCCTAATACAATTTTGTTTATGTTTACAGTTTGTTTAGAGATACCTAACAAAGCATCACACGATTCATAATAAGCTTTATTGTATAAAGGAGCTGGGTAGTCATCCCAAATATTAAGATAAATTATTGGCATTTTTCTTCTTATTTCATTTTCTATTTGAAATAACCAAGTAAAATACCTAGGATCGGTTATTATAAAAAGAGCATCAGGTTTTTCTAATTTGATTATTTGTCTAATCAAATCTGGATTCCCATACCCATCTACTGGATATAGAAGTACACTTGCATCATCTAACCCTGATTGTTTATTAGTGTCAGGTGATAAATCAAATTTTTTCCCTTTATCTGGGTGTTTTATAGCTCCTGCCAATTGGACCCAATTAAAATGTTGGGCCGTATGTAGAACCATTTCTTTTGCAACTGTAGCTACCCCTGAGTGTACTCTTATGTCATCACATATTAGGAGTATTTTCTTCCTTTTATTAGGTGGAAGATACTTAAAATCTTTATTCATAGACTATTTTAATTTTAAATCGTGATTAGTAATTGTTCTTCTAAATTCTTCATCTTTCATGTAAAGATCAACTGCTCTTTCTGATAGTTTTTGGAATGAAAATTTTCTTTTAATGCATTCAATTCTAAAACTATCCCATAGCTCGTTATCAATCTTAACACTTGTTAATTTTTTATCTGCCATTTTATTTGTTTTTGTTAATATTATATAAATATATTAGTATTACGAAATATGTCCAAATGAACATAATTCCTTTTTTTCTTTATAAGGGCAAAAAGTACAATTCCATTTACTAGGATTTGGTAACATTTCTTTTTCACTATAAGTATTACCTTCAAAACACTCTTCAATAAATTTATTTAAAGCTCTTGAAGCTCTTCCCATCTTAATTTTACCTGATGGAGGTTTAAATTCTTGAACTGGTTTTTGGGGATAATCCCCATCTGTGTATACTTTTCTTCTTACTATGAAAAACTCAATATCAATATCTTTTTCAGGGATTCCAAATTGTTGTGAAAAAAACATTTTATACAAAATAAGTTGAAACTGTTTTTCTTCATCTGTTTTAGTGTATGCATTCCATCCTTTAGTTGATGTTTTAATATCAATAATTTTAAAGGTATTTGAGGGTTCATGATAAAAAACAACATCTAAATAACCCATATATAAAACATCTTTAAATCTTGGATTTGGAGCCACTAATATAGGGGTTTCAATTCCTATTAAATGCCATCCTCTTTTACTAAAATACTTACCTCTATTCTTTTTAATAAACTTAAGAATCTCTCTTCCATCATTGTAAAATTCTTGCAATTCACCTGGTTCTGAAAAATGTTGATTATTATTTTTCTTATAACCTTCCATATAATGCTCTCTTAATTTATCCTTTAATAAAGCATCTATATCTTCTCTATCTGCGGCCGCTCCACTCTTTTCATACATTACTTCTAAATAATGTTGTAAAGTCTCATGAAATGCACTTCCAAACACAGTATGAATACTTTGAGTGTAAATCTTATGGCCATCTCTATATTGGAGTGACCATTGTTTTGGGCATTTCTTCCACATTGAATATTGTGAATAAGAAATATTTTTTTGGTAAGCATAATTAACCTCTTGAGGTTTATATTGCTTAATTTCCCTTACTATCGCAGGAATTTTTTTAGCCATAATTTACCTTTTCCACTGATCCTTCTCAACTAATTGAGCTATGATACCATAATTAACTATATCTTGGTAGGTATCAATCAATGGTTCGTTTCTAGTACTTTGTTTACTAATAATTAAATTTTTCCACCTATTTACTTTATCTGATAATCTATACCAGAGTCCAGTTAAGGCGAATTCTTTTTCATCTTTATTAGCTAATTGAGTACCAGCTGAAATGTTTGTCATTCCATAATCTAAATGTTTATCACAAAATAGTTTTAATTGTTCTTTTACTATTGTGGTATAACCATTATATATTTCAGGGTATTGTTCTTTTACTATTTGTACTGAATCTTTATTTTTTTCCATAATATTTTTCGTGTAATTTATCTCCTTTTTCAAGGCAGGGCTTACAAGAGTATCCTCTACCTACTGTATTTAATAATTGGTCATAAAATGACAATTTGTCTAATTCTTTAGATGGTTTATCCCAATCAATATTTTCCCACCAACCATCTCTACCTAATTTATCTATTTTTTCTTCCATTTCTTCTATAGGAAGAGTCATAGCTAAATACATCCAAGGTAAATCTGTTTCTTTTGAGCAATATTGACATTTATTCATTTTAATAATTTTTTTATTTCTTTATCTTCAATTCCCATTTCTTTTAACACATCAGTCATGTCTTCTTGGGTCATTAATTTAATATACGTAGAAGCATCTGAGGATCCAATCCCAAAGTAAGAAGTCATTTTTTCTACTAATTCCTTATTGGGTTGTTTCTTTTTTGTCTTAATATATTTAAAAAAGGCTTTTCTTCTTGGTAACATCTCTTTATAAAAATTATATATTTGTTTTTTATTATTTGGCATTAAACTTTGCGCATAATCAGCAAGTTCAACGTAATATACGTTCATACTTATGAATCTATGGACCATATATGAGTTAAAATTCTCCCAGTCTTTATCAGCAAATTCCTCAGCGGGTGTTTTATGGAGGGTTATCTCATTTAACCAATCAAAGATGTTTTTCGTTCTTGGATTTTTCATAAGCTTCTTTCAGTGTTATTCCTTCTTCCCTAGGTCTAAAACCAACCAATACTCCCTCTTCATTTAAATATAAATTATCTTCTGATTCTTTAAACCAACAATCTGGGTGGTAATGAGCCCACCAACCATTGAATAATAGTTGGGTTTTCATGTTAATTTTTCTTATTCCTTTTCCTAGCATTAAATCCCTATTTCTTTATATTCTTCTCTCAATTCTGAGGGGATTGATTCTAATATAATTTTTTTAGTTTCCATATCATAAAAAACAGGAATTGGTAAAAGAGCATCTTCATCTCCTCCTGTTATAAATTTGGATACTTTTCTTATTACAAAAGCTTGTCCAAATAATTGACCTCCATCAAATCCTTCGATTGCAGTGGTGTTTTTAAAGTCAATGTTCATTTGCGGTGTTTGTCCGTTTTTCATATTACTTGTGGTTTTTTTATTTCTATTATTTTTGCTAATGCGCTTGCTATATTAATTTCTTTATCTATTCTAAAATTTGAATGGTATTGATGTTCATTTAAAATCATTGCTACACTGCCTTCTCTACCTGGGGCATAAATATGAGCTTTATTAAAAAGTTCCCTGTACAATCCCTCAAAGTCTTTAACTCCTGAATCTGCTATGATTTGTCTTAATGTTCTAAAATTGGTGTTTTTATTTTTTAGTTCTTTAAGTATTTCAATAATGTAATTGTTAGCAACTAAAACTGATTTGTCTAATTCTAATTTACGGCTTCTATTGTTTCCCCTAATACCATCCTTAATTGATAATTGAATAGTATTTAACATCTTTCGTATATCCGGATAATGGGTTTTAATGATGCTAGCTAATTCCTCATTTTCATGTACTATTTTTTCTTTATTTAAAATATCTTTAAGATGACCAAATATTTTTAATTTATTAGGTGGTACTATTTTAAGGACCTGACATCTTGATTGTAATGGGTCTATTATTCTCTCTATAAAATTACACGTCATAATAAAACGTGTAGTTCTAGAAAATGTTTCAATTACATTTCTTAATGATGCTTGTGCTTGGATTGTGAGAAAATCAGCTTCATCTAATATTACTACTTTTAAAGAACTAAAAGACATTGTTGAGGCAAAACCAGATACTTTATCCCTTATTGTTTCTATACCTCTTTCATCACTCGCATTTATATAAAGGTGAGAACAATCTAGGTTATTAACTAATAATTTAGCTAATGTTGTTTTCCCTGTACCTGCGGGACCATAAAAAATGAAATTTTGTATATCATTTTGGTCTATGTAGGTTTGAAGTTTTGTTTTAATTTGTTCATTCCCCACATATTCCTCTAATGTTTTTGAACGATAACGTTCAACTAATAATGAGTGATCTTTCATAACTTAAATATACGAACCTTTATTGGATATTCCAAATTAATATTCATCTCCATAGATGTTATATCTTTTAACTGGTTCGGGTTTTATTTCTTCTTCAGAAGTTTTAATAGCGTATAATTTACTGTCTAAGGGGGCTAATCTATATTCACCCTTAAATCCAGTAGTATTTAAATATGCTTCTAAAGCATCTGTTAGGGTTTTGTGAATTACCTTTTTAGAGTCTTCTACTAGAACCCACCTGTCTCCAGGTGGAACTCTAGTAGCAATGACTTCGTTTTGTTCTACAACCTTTGTTTTCATATTACATCATTCCCATCATTGAAGGATCCATTCCTTGATCTTTTTTATCTTCAGGCTTATCCACAACTACTGCTTCTGTTAGTAAGATTGTACCTGCTACTGAAGCGGCATTTTGTAAAGCACTTCTTGTAACTTTTAAAGGATCAATTATTCCTGATTCTTTCATATTGGTTTCTTTATCTGTTTTGATATTATAACCACTCCATGGGTTATCGTTTCCTTCAAATTCATATGATAATATTTGAGCTTCAGTTTCTGTTTTACCTGCATTTGTTAAAATTTGTTCAAATGGTTTTTTACAAGCTTGTTGAACAATTGTTAATCCAAAATTATAATCAGGGTTTCCATTTTCCATTTGATAAAGTACATTATGGGAATAAAGTAAAGCCATTCCACCCCCAGGAACAATTCCTTCTTCAAGTGCGGCTTTTGTAGCGTGTAAAGCATCATCTACTCTGTCTTTCTTTTCCTTCATTTCTAATTCAGTGTTTCCACCTACATGAACTATAGCTACTCCACCTACAAATTTAGCCATTCTATCTTGTAATTTCTCAATTTCAAATGGTGTTTCAGCTTTTTCAATTTGATTAGCTAATTCTTCTACTCTTTGGTTTATTTCTTCTTCACTACCCTTACCATCAACAATAGTTGTTTTATCCTTTGATACTGTAGCTACTCTAGCTTCACCAAACCATTCCCAACTAAATTTTTCAAGTTTCATTCCTTTTTCTTTGGTGAATACTTGACCACCAGTTAGAGTTGCAATATCTTCTAAAATTAGTTTTTTTCTATCACCAAATTCAGGGGCTTTAACAGCACATACTTTTAATGTACCTCTCATTTTGTTTACAATAAGAGTAGCTAATGCTTCATTATCAATATCATCAGCAATAATTAAAAGTGATTTATTTGTGTTTGATACACCTTCTAAAATAGGTAATAAATCTTTTACTTGGGTAAATTTATGATCTGCTATTAAGACATAAGTATCATTTAAAGTAGCAGTCATTGTGTTGTTATTTGTAACAAAATATGGTGATTTATAACCTCTATCAAATTGCATTCCTTCAACAGTTTCTAAATATGTTTCCCCTGTTTGAGATTCTTCAATATGAACAACTCCATCTTTTCCAACTTTTTCCATTGCTCTAGAAATAAGTTTTCCTACTGTTTCATCGTTATTTGCAGAAATAGTGGCAATTTGTTCTAATTGTTCTTGGGAAGCTATTTCTTCAGAATTTTTATTCAATTCTTTAATGATTGCACTCACCCCACTATCAATACCCTTTTTAATGTCTACTGCATTTGCACCATCATTTAATTTTTTAAGACCCATGTTAATCATTTCTCTAGCTAACAAGGTAGCTGTTGTTGTACCATCACCTGCATTATCAGCAGTTTTGATAGCAGCTTGTTTTAACATTTGAACTCCTAGTTCTTCAATTGGGTCCTCTAAACTAATACTCTTTGCTACTGTTACTCCATCTTTTGTGGATTGTGGATAATCATTTGGTTTAGAAATAACAACATTTCTACCATTTGGTCCTAAGGTTGCTACAACGGCATCTGCCATTTTATCAACTCCTTCTGTTAGTTTTTTTCTGGCTTCAGGGCCAATTTCTATAATTTTACTCATTGTTTAATAATTGTTTTTCTTCGTTTGTAACTTCAGTTTGTTCTAAAACTTCTTCAATTGTAGTAGTTTGTTTTACTTTAGCTAAAATTTGTTGTTCTTGCCCAATATAATAATCTTCTCCTTTATGTTCAAGTTTTGTAAATCCCATTGTTGGTAAAATTACAAGGTCTCCAATTTTAATTTCGGTTTCAACAAAACCCACTCCAGCAACCTGCCTTCCTGGTCCTACTGCTACAACTGTCCCATGTTCATTTCTATCTTTCCCTAAATCAGGGACTACAATAGAGCCATAAGTTGCTTCTTCCTCTTCTATAGGTTTAACAATTACGGCATCAAATAATGCTTCTAATTCCATTTAATAATTTTTTATGTTTGGATTAATATAATAACTCTTTTTCAATAAGCAAAACTCAGGTGCAAAAGTTTTATTTTATTGTTATTGTTTTTGGTTTTGTAACTACGTGTGGTGAATAAGGGACTGTAATGTTTAACAATCCATTTTCCATTTTAGCATCAACTTCAGATAAATTAAATCTATTGTTTACTTTATACCCAAAGTTAAATGATCTTTTAGCTATTCCTGAATAGTGATAATCCCTGTTTGTTGGTTCATCATTTTCTTTTTCATAACTAACTCTTAAAATGTCTCCTTCAATATTGATTGAGACATCTTCTTTTGTCAACCCTGTACAAGCAACTTCTAAATGAAGGCCATCACTGTCTTCATAAACATCAACTGGATGTTTTAGTTTAACTGAGTGTAAAGGGTGGAAAGGTGTTTCTGTATCGAAAAAATTTCTGACAAGTATGTCAAATGGTGATGTGATTCTTGGCGCTAGGCCGTTTTCTATTTCTTTTAAATAAGTCATAATTCTTAAATTTATGTTGTTAAATACTTAGCTCCCATTTTGGTGAGCTGCTTTTTGCACCTAAGTTTGCAGATATAAATACGTTAATTTTAAAAAGGCATATCTTCTTTTCTAACTATATAATAATTACTATTAACTGTTTCTTTTTCAAAACTTAAATTCATTAAACCCCCCGAAAATAGTCTTAAATATCCTATATCAGCATCTTTATTTGCATTTAATATGCTTTTAAAGGTATTTGAGTCAAAGGGAATACTTGGTAAATCTTCTTTTATTTCACCTCTTTTTTGATAAACTATTTTATCACTATAAGTATCTCCTTCCCCAAATGTAAAATTGCATATAGGATTATTATCTAAATCCTCCCCAGTTTCTAATCTTAATAAGGATGAATCAGATAGAGCAGACCTTGCTCTGACTAAATTAGTTATATCTTCAGGATCTAAAGTTAAAGTAACTTCATATTCATAATCCTTTACCTTTTTAGGAGATGGGATCAATAGTGGGTCTGATAGTGAAAATTCCAGATTAAAACTTTCATCTGAAATTCTTAACTTAGTGACTAGTTCCTTTTGTTTTACTAATTCTAAAAGTAATTCACCATTAGTAATTGAAGTTAGATTCTTTAGTTTGTGGGTATTAAATATTGCTAATTCAACGTCTTCAAGTTCAAAATCTGAACAGGTAACTTCACCTATTATATCTCCATTAGGGGACATAAATTTAATTGATAACGTGTTATCTTTAATAACCCATTTAACTGATTCATTTATCCCTAAATAATATTTGGATATTAATGATTGTAATAATAATTTTTGTATCATACGAAAAACTTTTCTTTATAACTGTTTAATTTTAATGACCATCCTAGGTCAGTATAAAAACCTTCTAATTTGTTAAGTAATATACTATCAAATATTTTTTGCCTATCAGCATATTCCTCTATAAATGTAAGTATCTTTTCTGGAATATCAAAAGGTAAAAAAGCAAGAGCTTCAATTCGATATCTGTTTGGTTTTAAGTAAATCCATTTAATTTTATCTCCTTGGGCTATGTAACTGTGTTTTTTATCTAACCTCCAAAACCTAATTAAATCATTATACACGATTGCTGCTTTAACAGGTGCAGGAGCCCCCTTTATAATTTTTGAAAACATTTCTCCTGCTCTAGCCTGTCTTCCTGTGTATTTACTTAATGTTTTTACTGCTGTGGGGTTGCCTAATTCAATTAAGGGTATAGAACCATCTAATAATTGGGTTCTATATTTTTTAATTCTTTCATTTATTTCTTCTTGGGATGCTCCTTTTAGAACATCAACTAAAACCTCTTTAAAAAATTTACCTAATATAGGAGGAAAATTAGCTTTTTTATATTCTAATCCCTTTATATCTAATGTTTCTTTTTCTACTCCCTCTTGTTTTGTAATCCATTGAGCATATCTTCTAGTGGCTCTAAAATAAGCGGATCTTATTACACATTCAGTTTTCATTTCTAACCAATGGTCTTTTTTTCTATCTTCAAACCAAGGGAATTTATAAACATTAAAGACATCTTTAGCTAAAACATCATAATGCTCTGTAATAAGATCCTGGTATTCTAAAGCTACAACTTCTAAAGCAGTATCTTTTTCTTTTTCAGCCATTTCATCAAAATTGGGATGACGATGTCTTAATAAAGGTTCAGCATGAAAATAATTACTATCTGTGTCAACATAGGCACAATAGTTTTCATCCTCAGGATCACATATCCACCAGGGTGTATCTTCTAAATGTTTCATTCCTCTGGGTTGTATAGATTATATTTTAGGGTTAATTCTTCTCCTACCTTAATATCTTTTTTAGATATCAAAAATAGGGATTTTAGTTTGTTTCTAAATTTAGAATCAAATAATTCACAATTAGGATCTTCACTATGGTTTATGAAACCCCCTAAAGGAGTCCTAATATAGTTGTCAGGGTGACCTTCACTGTAAAAATGGGTAAATCCAATATAATCTCCCTTATCAATGTCTTCTGTTGCAAATAATCCTAATCCTTCTATCTTCGATTCTTTGATAGTTAAATTATCAGGTAGTGGTCTATAGTTTTCTTGTTTCATTCCCAGTCTTCAGGTTTTTTTAATATTGTGGGTTTTTCATAATCCCCTCTACTATTTCTTATTTTATATTCTGATTTTCTAATTTCATAAAGATTTCCTTGGATCTTTATTTTTCCTCCTTGTTGGAGCATTTTTCTAAAACGTTGTTCTTCTGCTTCTGTAAATTCTTCAGATATTTCCAACATTTCATCTTTTTCAAGTAACTCCCCATTTAAATAAATAGAATGTTCTTTTCTAATTGATTGTTTACTTAACATAATTCCCCCTTTATTTCTTTGTTCATACTTCTATTAGCACATAAAGCGCTTTCTTGTATTATTCGTTGACCTGTTAAAGTAATAGATTTTGATAATGTTCTATTACCATATCTAAAACTTGATAAAGCTGTAGCACCATATAAACTATTTAATAAAATTTTCATTGTATATTGTTTCATATGGAATTTAGCTCCTAACCCATTATCTTTAGCTTTATATGCTTTTTTCATTTCGTTTTTATAAAAAACTCTCTCATAAAACCATTTAGCTAGTATTGTTGATAATACTGATTGCCTGTCTGTAGAATACATTGTACCATTTGCTGAAATGGTCCATTTGTTCGATTTAATAAAATTTATTAACTGGCCCACTGTTATTTCTGCTCTTTTATTTTTATTATTTTTAATTATAAGGGATTTTTTAGGATCCATTTTTATTAAATCATTTAATCCTAAACGACTATTTCTATCATCAGAATCTATTATATAACCCATTAATGTTTCTTTACCAATGTTTAAAGACATTATAATGCAAGGATATAGTGATGTTAAATCTTCATCAAATACATAATTGTAAATACCTGCTTTAGGACAAAATAAATAACCACCTGCATAACTATCAGCATAAGTAATGTGTGGATCCTTATTAGGTGGAACTATTCCTTTACCTAATAAATAAGCTGAAATTGCACCATCTTGAGTGACTGTATTAGCATAAATTTCATGGTATGAATGTTTTCCTTTATGGGCTAAGTTTTTAGTTAAAGATAAATATTCTAATTTTTTATCTAACTCAACTAATATTTTAACATCCATAAAGTTGTATTGAATAAATTTCTGTATATCAGTTTCAAATAAAGTATCTAAATTTCCATCATACTCAATTTTATTTATTCCTGCATATTTCTCTCCAATAGCATCTAATTTCCAACTTGGTTCATCTGCCCAACTATATTTTTTATGCATTCTCATATAATCAAGAGATGATATTCCCTTTAAATCAATTTCTTGAAAATTTTTCCCTCTAATATTGTTATTATGTCTAGTAAGACTTGAAGTTACTTTTCCAATAGGGGACATTTCATCAGCAATATCTTTTCCTAATACTTTACAAATTCTATAATAAAGATAAGGTATATCAAAATAATCCGAGTTATAACCTATTAAAATATCAGGTTGGATTTCTTTTAATTTATCAACCCATTTATATAAAAGATCAGATTCATGTTGTACAGGAATGATTTCTTTATTTTTTGCTTTAGTATGTTTTAGTTGGTTTTTAGTATCTAAAATTAAAATCCCCCATTGGTCCGCTTGTTTGTCATACCAAGCTATAGATGTAACCATTTTAGGAGCTTCCCTAATACCTTCTTCTGAGAGGGAATCTAACATTTCAGTTTCAATATCAAAAAATACCTCACTGTGGGTAGTTGAGGGTTCATCATTAGTTCCATACTTTTCAATTAGGAATTTTTGATGGGCTTTCATATCCGCAAAATGGATGCCTTTTTCATTTTCTGAATCAGGACCATAAGGGTTATAATAATACTTTGTTGTTTTTCTTAAAGGTTGACCATTTAGGCCTATATGAGTTGCGTCAGCTTCATGACATTCCTTATAAGCGGGATTAACCCATTTTGTTTGGGAATATCCTGAATCTGTCCATAAGTGAATTGTGTGAGTGTTTTTTTCTCCTCTAACAGGTTCTGCAACTATGTTTTTATACATTCTTTATTTCCTCTTCTGTAAAAAAATGATGTAAATTAGGTCTAAAATAATTAATACTTTTCAAAACCTTTTTATCTCTACTTCTATAAACAATATAATAATCCCCTACTTTTTGAAAGTGGGTTTTTTCACCTATTCGTTGTTCTTCGCTTTTACACGTTTCTATTGCTTCTTCTTCAGTTTTACAAGCTTTAGACATATTTGAGGCCTGTACTTCTTGATAAGCATGCCAAATTTTATCCTTTAATCCATGTAACATGGTCCCATTTCCAAGAGAAACATAAGTAATATCACATAAAGCATCTAATACTTCTACTATATCACCATTTTCACAAGCAGTTTTATATTCTTCTAATTCTTCTAGAATAAAATCATATACAAACATCCATTCCTTTTTTTCAGGGATTGTGGGTTTGTAGTTATTGGGTTTACCAAAAGTTTGATTGAATTCTTCTACTTCATCTACAAAAGGGATAAAACGTTCTTTAATATTTTCTTCAAAAGGTATTTCTAATTGCATAATCTTTATTTTTATCTGTAAGCATCTAATCCGTATCCAATCATATGCATTACTTCTTGTTTAGCTGTTTTTTCATGTTCCGAAAATACACCACTTACTTCTGATGTAATCATACTTGCTCCCATATGTTTAACTCCTCTACAAGAAACACAATTATGGGTTGCTTGCATAACTACCATTACTCCCACATTTTTTTCTACTACTTTATTAACTGCATTGTGTATAGCCATTGTTAATTGTTCTTGAATAGCTCCCCTTCTACCAAAATGATCTACTATTCTGTTTAATTTAGATAATCCAATTACCCTACCATCTTCTCCAGGTATATAAGCAATATGGCATTTTCCTAAAATTGTTTGGTGGTGGTGTGAACATTGTGATACTACTGGTATGTCCTTTTCTAAAACAATTCCTTGATAACCATCTGATGGAAATGATGTTACACCTGATAGTTCATTGTATCTACCTGCCCATAAATCATTAACATAGGCTTTAGCTACTCTTTTTGGGGTTTCCATTGAATTTGGGTCATTCTGCCAATCACATTTTAGTGCTGTAAGGAATTTACCATAATGAATAGCTGCTTCATCTATCATTGCTTGTTTTTCTTCTTCATTAAGAGGATGATCTGCTGCTACCCCATTAGCAAAACCTTCCTTAACACATTCAATATCAGTGTGGTATTTTCTTCTTTTGTTTTCTTCGCTCATTTAATAATTAATTTTTAGGTAAATATAATAATTTTTTTAATAGAATCCAAATTAAACTTCATAAATAGTATTGTAATTTCTACATAACCCTTTATCATCATCCAAACCATAACCTACTACCCATTCATCCTTTATTTCTAAAACATTATAACAAGGATATTCTAAATCAAAAGTAGGGGATGATTCTCTTTTTAATAAGGTAACAATATTTAAGGATTTAGGTTTTTTAACTCTTAAATAGTCAACAACTGCTTTCATTGTATTACCAGTATCAAAAATATCATCAATTATATAAACGTGTTTTCCCTTTATAGGAGTTTCTAAATCTTTTGTAATCTGAAGGTCCCCTTGTTTTCTTTTAGAAGCATAAGATTTTACTCTCATAAAACCACATTCTAAATCTATAGGCATTGCTCTTACAAAATCAGTAAAAAACATAAAACCACCATTTAATATACAAACTGCTACCACAGGTGTTTTGCTATCTCTATGGTCATCAGACAGTTGTTTTGCTAAGATTTTAATTTTAATTTGTAATTCTTGTGGATCAATCAGTTGTTTCATTTTTTATAAATTCTTCTAATTTTTCTAATAAATCTAATACTTCATCTGGTTCCATTGTTATAGCACAGCAAGTATGGACATTTTCTTTTACTTCTTCTAATATTTCTAATGCTTCTTCTCTAGACACCTCTTTCTGTATCGTAAGCAATAATATGATCTCTACCTGTCATATTGTATCCTTTTTCAGCACACATTTCAAATACTAAGGGATACATTTTAATTAATTCTTCTCTTGTATCTCCTGCGGGCATTATAAATGTTTTATTTTTAGGGATACTTAATCCTCTTCTAAATTCTTCTATTTCATTTAAATTTTCTTCTGTGCCATCCCACACTGGTTTAAAATGATAATCTTTATGGTATTGAAGTGTTTTTTCTATGGCTTCAATGTTTAATCTAAATTTATTGTGTTGTTTGATCATTCTTTCATCTACATCAACTCCTTTAGGTGTCTTGGTTCCTAATTGTGGAATTGTATTTGAGAATTTTGGTGATAAAGAAATTAAATCAATTGGATAATCAGTTTCTAAAAAATGAGAACCCTCAGTTTCAATTGTAACAAATATATCTCTTTTTTTAGCAAAATGTGTTATTTCATTTACTAATGCTTTATGCATTGTTGGAGAACCGCCTGTTAACATCATTTCTTCTACATGAGGATTTTCATCATATATTTTTATAATATCATTAAAACAAAATGTTCCTTTTTCTGGATGGATACTTGTATACCAACTATCACACCATCCACCTTCTCCAAAATAACATCTATGAGTACAGCCGGTTGTTCTGACTGCTATTGTGGGTCGACCAAATCTGCTACCTTCTGATTGAACACACCGGTATACCTCACAAATGGGTAATACTTTAGTATAATCTTCTATTCGTTTTAATACCCCTGGAGTAGACTCAAATGGTTTGTTTCTGTCAGTATCATAATAATATTTATTTCTTTTTATTCCTTCCATTAATTTTGTATCGTGCATTTTTTCTTTCTTCTTTACGTTTAATTCTGTTTATTTTTTTATCTAATTTATGTAATTTTCTATGTAGAATCATTGCAGATTCATAATCTTCCAAATCTAAAGCAATATCTATTTTTCTATCTATTTCACTTCTTTCAAGAGTTAAAAACATTTTTCTAGTAACTCCATAGTTTTTAGACCTAAATCTTGTATGTCTACCAAAAAAGAACCCAGTTATTAAGGAGATTATTACTGCTAATAATATTTTCATTATTTATAGATTGAAGAGTTTTTATCGTTTTCAAAACATTCCACCTTTACAACCTTACATCTTCCAGCATCAGTTTTGGATAAAACATCATTAAAATGATCATAAACTAATTTAGCACAAGATTCAGCTCCCATTTTCTCTAAAAAATGTACTTTAGCTAATCCCATTTGTCCCATTTGTTCAAATATGTCATAATATGGATCATCTTTTTGAATTAATAAGGTATGATCCCACATATCATTCATCCAAGATTTTAAACCATTTCCTACAGGTGCATCTTTAAATCCACCATAATCTACAATCCAATTCATGTCATCTAATCCCATATTTTCATCAAATGGTGTGTTAGATTCAAACCATACTTTAAATTTTAAAGCATATCCATGTAATAACTGACAATGTGAGTGTTGTGCTTTCCATTGTCTAATTGCAACTGAGTAGTTGTCAAATATTTTTGTTGATTGAAATTTTCCCATTATACTAATTCTTCTACTATTCCTATAAATTCACTAAATACTAAAATACCTGCTGCTAATACTAAATCAAAAGGTATTATTATATAACCAAGTATTCTAATCCCTGATTTAATAAAACTTATTATTTGGTGTTTTTTTGCGTCTGGATATTTCATATTAATCTCTTCCTTTATCTGCTGCCCAATCATATAATAATTGTTCTGCGTGTTGTTTTGCTGTTTCCCAATCTACTGGTCCTGTTTCATCAGCATATTCTACAGGATCAGGTCTTCCTAATTTTATAAATGCTTCTATTCTTTCTACTGATGAAGCTGATTTGTAATCAGAGTACCATTTGTATTCTGGTTTTGTAGGGATAAAATCAGTATCATATTTTAAAGTGTGGTTTCCTGTGGGGTGTTGAATTGGTTTATAACTTGTGTTTGTTCTTTTATAAACTTCATCAAAATCAACTCCTAACAATTTACAACATTGTTCTCCATCTTTTAAAATGTCAAATTTATCTCCATCTAAATAAGGTGTATAAGATGATACTCTTTGAGCTTCCCAATTACCTTCACAAAATGCTTTATAATCAGCATCTCTAAATTCTTGCCTACAATCAGGATAAATTGCATGATCACCCGCATGAATACCCATTGCTATTTTAACAGGTGATTCTGTTTCATTAGCAATTGATAATGCTACTGATTGTATAATTGAAGAAAATATTTTATTTCTATTAGGTACTACAGTTGCTTTCATATTATCTTCTTCATAATGACCTTCAGGTACTTCATCTCCTCCTTCTACTAAAGCTGAGTTTAATAACTGAGATAAACCATCTAATTTTATGGTTTGGTAGGTAATTGGATGAAAAATATGTTTATTACCTGTTACTTCGTCATATTCTTCAGAATTACTATTTAAGTAATCTACTAATTCTTGTGCTCTTTCTAATTCAACTCTATGTTTTTGTCCATAATCAAAACTAAGAGCTGTTACTTTATAATCATTTGCCAATAGGTGAAGTAATAGTGTACTACTATCCATTCCACCACTTAAACTTAATACTGCTTGTTTCATTTATTTATTTTTTAAAAAGGTAAATCATCCAATTCATCTGGTTCTGGGGAGAAATTTTCCTCCATTTGGTTATCAAAATATTCATCTAAAAACTTTGTAGTATAACAAAATACTTCTCCCTTATAACCTCCTTGTTCAATATACTGTGTTACATATTCTTGTTTGGCTTTAATTGCCACTTTATTTATTTTCTCTCCTAAGTCTGGCCCTGCTGGGTAACCTAAATATTCATATAATGAATAATATTCTGTTCCATTTTTAGTTTGCATAATTATTTATTTTATAAATTCTTTAAATTTTTCTACATTGTGTAATACTATATCCCAATTTTTAGCTTCACCTTCAAATTTGTCAACTTTATGTGGTAATTTTTCTTCTAAACCATAGTCCTCATATTTTACTCCTGCTAAACCATGAATAACTGGATTTGAAGTATCTATTGTTTCTATAAAAGGCATATCTTTATACCAACTAAATTCTTGTGGTATATTACATCCTAATAAATGAATACTATCATAATCCGAAATTAAACCCTTTTCATAAAAATCCTTAATAGTGTTAAATCTCCCATGAGCTTTAGTTACCCATTTATTATTCTTATCAGGAGTAGTACTTAACCCTTCATCATAATACCAATCAGCACCATAACTAAAAGCAATTTTTTTATAACCTTGCATTTTTAAAATGTGGTAACATTCATATGCTTCTGATTTATTATTGGCTTGAACTACTGCTACTGGGGTTGTTTCTTCAGGATATTCTCTTCGAATCCATTCTTTAGCTGCAACTAAAGTAGCTGTTTTATCTTGCCAATAATCTGGGGCTATAAATTCATTAGGTTTGAAATAATTCATCCAATGCCATAATCTATCAGCATCATAAGGTTCTCCTAATTCATGTAAGGAATTATCCATTATAACATAACGACCCATTTCTTTAGATCGTTGGAAATATTCCTTATATTCCTTACTTTCATCTAAAAGATGAGGTAAACAGTAATCATAATCGTTAAAAGCCCTGCTTTGTTTTAAATATGGAATTGGGACTTCATGTGATACCTTCATTTATTTTTAATTTTATATTTGGGTAAATATAATATTCTTCATTAGTGGAGCCAAATGTTTTTTCAAAAGTCTTTAAAAAATAATTAAGTTGGTACATCTGTTGAATAAGTAGCTCCATTTATTGTTCCGTTATTGCTACCTGCTGAATCTATAGCAGTTGTACCTGATCCCTCTTCGAATTGCCACCAACCTAATGGGGATAGACTTGATAAGTTTCCAGGAGTTCCCCCGTTATAAATGGTTGATATATTTGAAGATTGATCAGAGTCCCAAATCGCTAAATCATCCAAATTACCGTCTAAGTAATATACTGTACCACCAACATCTGCACCTATTGAATCCATTGTAAATCCACCCGCTCCACTTGTACCTAAATCTGCAAAGGATGCTCCATCAACCCACCAAGTAAGAGTAGAACCTGTTTTAGTAATTGCTAAATGATGCCAATTTCCTGTTCCAAATATTTGTGGCACACCACCTGAATTAGCCACTAATATAGATGTATGTCCGTTTACTTTTGCATATATAACCTCATTAAGGTTGTAATAAATAAAATTATTTGCATCTCCATATACAAAAGCACCATTTGGGTCGCCACTTCCTAAATTTACGGCTTTAAGCCATATTGAAACTGTTAAATCGTTTCCGCTTGTTGTAAAACTTGAGACCGTTACAGAATCGTCTATCCCATCAAAATTTAATGAATAAATATCTGCAAATGACGAGCCAGCAGGAATCTCAGGTATTCCTCGAGTACCTGCTCCTCTTAGCATTGATGGTGTGTAGGTGGTTGTTGCCATTATTTAATTTCTTTATGTTGGTACATCTGTTGAATAAGTAGCTCCATTAATAGTACCATTGTTTCCACCTGTTCCAGAATCTATAGCTGTTGTACCTGACCCTTCTTCGAATTGATACCAAGCCACAGGACTTAATGAAGTTAAATCACTCGGACCAGATGAAATTGTAGTTATTTGACTAGTTGTTAAAACACTATTAAATGCTGAAACTTCATCAATGTTACCTATAAAAAATTGGGTATTAGTTGGGTAATTGGTACATAAATATCTAAATTTAGTATCACCGCTAAAAGTACCACCTGAAGCAGTTGGTGAACCTTGGTCAACACCGTCCAAATATAATTTCGCAGTTGTTAAAGTATCTCTAACTATTATAATATTATGCCAATTTGTGTTTGCTATTGGTGTACTGCTCCATGCAAGATAACCACCTGCTATTCTAAAAAATACTCTTGGGTTTGGTGTGCTGAATTTTATAGCTAACAAATAATCAAATGAATATGAATTTTCACCTAATATTGTATAATTTTTTGCTGTTACTATTGCTGTTGCATCTGGTTTTATCCATAAACTAATAGTACTTGTTGTTCCTAAATTGTGTTGTGTTAAATCTACATAATCGTCTATTCCATCAAAATCCATTGAGTAGGTATTTTCATAAGATGACCCAGCAGGCACTTCAGGTACTCCCCGAGTACCTGCTCCTCTTAGCATTGATGGTGTGAATATTGTTGTTGCCATTAAGTAGTCAATATTAGAGTAAATTCACCTGTTCCTCTAAATATTGATTCTGAAACTGGAATTGATGATCCTGGTGTAAAATCAACAGATGAGGTGCCTTCAGGTATTACCATTCCCCAATGAAATCCTCCATTTACTGTTCCTACTCCATTTGTAACTCCGGTTGTCCAATATGCTACTATTGGGTTTGTAACTGAACTTGTTAAGTTTGAAAATGTTGAACCTGAAAAGTATGATATTTGAGCTGATGAAGTTGGAAAATATCCATCTGTTTCTCTTGGGATAAGTTCGTGAACAAAATATGCTGAGCCTGAAGGATTGTGGAAGGTATAATTAGCCATGTTTTATTATATGGCTATAAATATTATATAACTCCTAAAGCTTTAGCTCTTGTATAACCAACTATCCTACCATCATCCAAAGCGTATTTTCTTTTTGTTTTGGGAAGTAATTCTTGAGTCTGTTCAAAATCCAACATCCCTCTAGGATATTTAGTTTCTGTTTTGATTGGTCCATCTGTTCTAATTGATTTATCCCAATACCAAGTCATTACTGATCCATCATCATACTTAAATACTTGAGTGTATTTAATTATTTCTTCTTTTGGTTCTTCAACCGGTCTACCTCTTTTTGCCATTTACTTTATTTTCTAGTTGTTTAATATGTTTACATCTTCTATCTTTAGCTCTCCATGTTCCTGGACAACTACAATAATAATTTCCTGAATCAGGATAATATTTTGTTTTATATTCTCCCCCATTGGAACTGCTAGTATGAGTTTCTATTGTGGGTTCTGTTCTTTTTTCTTTTTTTGGTTTAATCCAAACTATATCATCAAATGTTGTTTCAGGATGAACTTTTATATTTCCAGGAATTATAAATTTTTCTCCATCTTTAACTTGCATTTGTGGTGCCATATAATCATGATGATACTCATACCTAAATCTTTGAACATTAACAAATTTACCTAACCCCCTTGGATTAAATGTAAATTGGGAAGAAGGACGATACATTATCCTAGTTCTTAGATTTCCGTATTTGTTTAAATTTTGGAATTTGAATAGTGCCATAATTAAAATCCTCTTTCACACATTAATTCATAAGCATCATGCTCAGCTTGTTCTTGAGCTAATATATCATAAGCTTCAGCTTCTGTGATGCAAATCTCTTCTTTACCATTCCAGGCAATTGCACATTCATCACCTGTTAATTCATCTGTAAAAAATCTTAATACTTTCATAACCTTTATTTTTTTTATTTACGCCGTAAATATACGAACCCTTCTTCAGGTATCCAAATATTTACGCGGGAAAATTAATAAGTTATTGTCTTATCATCATCATCCTTTTTTAATTGGTTGATTTCAGATTGTATTTTATTCACTTCTTCATTCCTTCTTTTTTCAATTAACCCACTATTTTGTGCTTTTTCTTTTTGTTTTTCTAACTCTCTAATCCTCCCCTCATTCTGTTTAACTTCTTTATTTTGTGGTTGTTTTTTTTCTTGTTTATTAACCACATTCCCCTCTTTAGTTTTTGTTTTTTGGTTTTCATCTATCCAGTTTTTTTTTGTGTATAACTTTTTTTCTTTGGGTTTTAATTTTTCAAAAGCAAAATTAGCAGCTATTACTAAACTAATAGCTAAAGGATCAAATACAAATATAATTATTAATAATAAGTAATTAATGATTCTATCCATAGATATTCCTGTTAATGCTGCTAGGTATTTTAAAGGACCTAACTCGCCCACAGTTCCATCTCCTATTCTTGTTTCTACTATTTCTGATTCTAAATTAAATACTTTAGTGTTTAATGAATCTACTTTAGTATTAATTTCTGTTTGTCTTGTTATTGCCTGGTCTAGTTGTTTCTCTAAAGCTCTTCGTGTTGAACCTGAAGTAGTTGTTATTACTTGACCTCCTGAGTTTGTATATTGGATTTTATTGGTTGATAATCCATTCCTTAGATCGGTTATAGAAGTATTTATTGAGGTTTTTTCTTCATTATAGACTTCTAATTGTTCTTTTACATTATCTCTTTTAGTTTCTAAAAGTTCAATTTGAGCAGTTATATTACTTTCTTTATGAGCTGTTTCTTGATAAGCAGCACTTAAAAACCCATAAATACCCATTGAAGTAATTAATATTAAAACAGTACAAGCTGTTATTAAATAACCTTTTAAAAGTATAGGTAAAGTTTTTCTATATTGGTAAAGTAGGGATGCTATAACTAATTTAGCTACTTCTAAGGATCCTGCCATTATAATTACTTCCCACTGAGCTCCAGCAAACAGTTTACTTAAACCACTTACTGAATAAAAAGCAGCAGAAGCACTAACTGACAGTGCAGAAATAGCTATCAGAAAGGGGAATATTCTTTCTGTTATTTTTTTAAACATTTTAAACTAATTTTTTCTCTTCTACCTCTTGTATCATTTGAAAATGAATCTTAGCAATTCGATCTCTTCCTTCTTCACTTAAAAGATACTTATGACAATTATCGTAGTTTGTCATAAAGAAGTTTTCACTAAGTATAGCGGGCATAACTGTTTTTCTTAATACCCAAAAATTTGCTTCTTTGTCTGAGTCTCCATCTCTAGTATCTTTTCTCATATACTCATCTGGAAATTCAGCACTGGATTTTTCAAATAAAATTTGGGCTATTTTATCTGATTTGGTTTCACCTTCTGAAGTATAGACTGACCATCCGTTTGCTTGTTCTTCACCAAAACCATTTGCATGAACAGAAACATAAATGCAAGGTTTACCATCTTTATCTCTTTGTTGGCGGTAAATATCGTTTGCTTTATCTGTTCTTTCAGATAAGGGAACATCTTCTTGAGTATCTACTAAATTAACACAATCAATTCCTTTATCATTACATAATTTCATTAATCTATCTACAATAGCTCTATTAAATTCTCCTTCATATAAAATAGAACCATCGGGCCATACAGGTGATCTTTTACCAGATGTTTGGTATACACCATCTATAATACCACCATGACCATTATCAAAAATCCATAAATAATTTGAATCTTTTTTTTCATTAACACTAACTTCAAAAGTTGTGTTACAATTAGGACAAGTTATTTCTTTCCCCATTATTTTTAGGTTTTGCAAATGCTTTAATAGTTGATACTCCTAACATTGTAGCTGAGAATATAAGCATTGAGTTAAATAAGTTTTCGTTTACTGTAAACCAATGGAAACCATCTCCTATAAAAGCAAGGCATACAAGTATACCTGAGATAATTCCTAGGGTTTTTTTAGATGAATATTTATCATCTCTTTTATCTTCTGTGAATATGTCGCTTACAAATTTCATTTTAATTTTTTCATTATTTTTATACTCTAAATGGTCCCAGGTCTTTAGTTAATTTATAAAATGTATCTCCTTCTTCACGACTTATAGTTCCAATACGTGTTCCAGGTTCTACTATCTCAGGTTTGGTTTTACTAAGAACTATTAAAAGATTCTTTTTAAATTCTTCAGGACTGCCCTCAATTGAATAATGATCACCTAAATAATCAATAATCATATTTGCTTTATACTCATTACTATAATCAGAAGGATAATTGAGTGCCTTTAATATCTCTTCATTATCTTCATCATCTAAAACATCAATACCCGATCTTTTCATTAATCGTGCAATATCTCCTAGTTTACTTTGGTTAATATCTTCATTTAATACTTTGGAGATTTCCTCTTTGATAATTTTTTTTAATTGCGATTTTTTCATTTTTATTTTTTTAAAGTACCAAGAAAATAATTTAATTCATTCAATGCACGATTTGCAATCTCACCCATTCTATTAGATTCCTCTGAATTCAACCCATATTCTCTTTTAATTTTTTCTCTTAATACATTATACCCATTAAGTATCTTATCTGTTGAACTATATACAGCTTTTACATCTATATCTTCATTTAATGTATTAGATATTTCTTCCTTAATCATTTTTCTTAATTCTGATTTTTTCATTTTATTTTTATTAATGCCCCCCAACTATAGGTGGTAATTTTTGGATCATATCCTGCTCTACTTAATGAAGTTCTTCCAATTTTTAAAGCATCGTAATAGTCTTGTTCTGAGTCATAGTCTTTTATTTGGACTTCTGCTACCCCATCATCACCAAATATAAACCCGGTTTCGGATTGTCTATACATTCCGTCTCCTATATTCTCTAAAGATTCAAAACTTTCATTTAGTACTTTAGATATTTCTTCTTTGATAATTTTTCTTAGTTCGGATTTTTTCATTTAAAAGTTTTTTTCATTTTTTAATTCTTTTTTAATGGAATTTATTAGTGATGATAAATATAATTTACCAAAATATTTTTCTTCTAAAACATATGCTATGGCAGTACCTAATGAAGTAGGTGATACACTATACTTGTCTACATTATCTGCTATAATTTGAGCCATTCTATAGGCATTTTCTTCCTCCATAGTAGCTCTAGCAGTTCTTGCAGTTTCATCACTAACTTCTTTTAAAATTTCTTCTTTGATTATTTTTTTTAGTTCTGATCTTTTCATTTTAACTAATGTTTGTTATAAATACTATTAACCATCACAAGACACACATTCTGCCATTCTTGAACCTAAATCACCTTTAATTACTGAATCCGTACGAAGATAATATAATGTTTTAATTCCAAGCTTCCAGGATTCCATATGTACTTGATTTATCCATTTAGGAGAATCAGTAGGGTCAAAACTTAAATTTAACGATTGAGTTTGGTCTATATATTTCTGACGGATGGCGGCTTGTTGAACTAATCCTAATTGATTAATTTCAGGAAATGTTAAAAATACTTCTTTCTCATCCTCCGATAGGATTTTACTTGGTAAGTTTTGAACTGATCCATTATCTACTAAAATTTGATCCCATACTTTTTCAGTATTGTATCCTTTTTCTTCTAAGACCTTAACTAATTCAGGGTTTTTAACTATAAAAGTACCTTTAGCCCCATTAAAAGTATAAACATTTGCCGGTTGTGGTTCAATTCCTGCTGAACAGCTGTTAATTCTAGAATTAGATACTGTGGGGGCAATAGCTAACAAATGTGTGTTTCTCATTCCTGTTCCTCTACACCATAATGGTTCACCATATTCTTCTGCTAATTGTCTAGAAGCAGATTCTGCTTTTAATTTTATTTGAGAAAACACTGTATGTGTCCAAGCTGTTGAAGATATAGAATTAAATGGTAAATCCTTTTGTTGTAAAAATGTATGCCAACCCATTACACCTAAACCTAATGCTCTACCCTTTTTAGCATGTCTATGAGTTCTAATCATAGATTCTTTACCATTTGTTTTTTGGATAAATTCTTCCATTACCCCATCTAAAAAGTAAACGGCAGTTTCAACTACATCTGTATCTTTCCATTCATCATACTTAGCCAAATTTAAACTAGATAAGCAACAAATAAATGAATGTTCTTCATCTGTATGGAGTGTAATCTCAGTACAAATATTTGTCATTGAAACATTAAGGTTATTCATTAGATAAGCCATTGGGTTATCCTTATTAACATTATCAGTATACATTATATAGGGTTCACCTGTTTCAACTCTTGATTTTAAAATTTCAAGCCACGTGTTCATAGCTTCAGTATCTCTATCATGAAGTTTTCTCATGAAATTGTCATCAATAGCTACACATTGATGTAAATTTAAACATTGTCTATTTGGATCTCCTTTAGGTCTTCTAATTTGAAGATATTCTTCTATATCCCCATGATTAATATTTAAATTAACTGATGCTGCTCCTCTTCTTACTGATCCTTGATTAGTAGCAATTATAGTTGAGTCATAAATTTTAGCCCAAGGAACTACACCTTCACTTTTACCATTTCCTCTAATAGGAGTTCCTCTTTCTCTAATTCTAGATAAACTAATTCCAACACCACCACCTTGGGAAGTTAATTTCATTAACTCAGCATTTGTTAAACCAATTCCTCGAATTGAATCAGGGGTATCAACCCCAAAACAAGAAATAGGTAAGCCTCTATCTGTCCCTGTATTTGATAAAACAGGAGAAGCTAATCCGATCCAACCATTCCAAATATATTTAAAAAATTTAGATTCTAAATCAGGTCTATTTAACCTAAAAGCAACTGCCCCTGCTACCCTACGATATGCTTTTTTAGGTGTTTCCCCAGGTAAAAGATATCCTTTTGAAATTGTAGATAAAGCTACTTCATCAAAAAATTCAGGGTAATCTTTACCCCTTTCCCACTGTGTATAATCTGCTATTAAATTTCCATCCATAAATTAAAAAATTGAGGCTGCATTCCATTCTAAATGACCTTTACTGTAGTTTGTTACTCTATTTGCAAAGAAATCTGTATGTTGTTTTCCAGCAGATAAATGGTCAAACCATTTCATATTATTAACTGAAGATCTATCTACATCTAAAATTATAGGATTGTATCCTAAATCTCCTAATTTTGTATTTACTCTATTTTTAATAAAATTTTGTAAATCATATTTTGAGCAACCTTCTAAGTCACCAAGTTCATAAACCTTTTCTATAAAATCAAGTTCTAATTGAAGAGAAAGTAAAGCTGCTTCATTTATTGCTGTTTCTAATTCGGGAGTTTTTAGGTTAGGGTTTTCTTTTACTAAAGTTCTAAATAACCAACACCCTGCTTCTGAATGTAATGATTCATCTCTTATTGACCATTCAACTATTTGCCCAACTCCTTTAAGTTTATTTCTCATTTTAAAAGAAAGTAAAACAGCGAATGAAGAAAATAAATTTACCCCTTCTGTAAATGCAGAAAATATAGCTAAAGATTTTGCTATCTCATGAGGATCAATTTCTCCATTAAAACTATCTCTAATATCCATTAAATTTTCAATCTTAGCCATAGTAGTTTCGTCTTCTAAAAACTCACTAAAATCATCTAATCCTAATTCCTCATTAAGTAAAGAATAAGCTTCTGCGTGTATTGTTTCCATAGCACCAAATGTTGTAGCCATAGCTATTACTTCCGGTTTTCGAAACCATTTTGTTACTAACCCTGTCCAATAATCATTTACTACTGTTTCTGTTTGGGCAAAACCTTTTAAAATAGAACCAATAATGTTTTTTTCGGTTTTATTTAAGTTTTGTTTCCAATCATTAATGTCTGACATCATTGGGACTTCAGTATGAATCCAATGTGCTTGTTGTTGTTTAAGCCAGTAATCAAAAGCCTTCGGGTATTCAAAAGGCTTATAGACTATTCTTTCCTTAAGTAGGTTAGTTTTTGCCATTTTAATTAAAATTTAAGTGTTAATAAAAAAATTCTTCGTAACCTCTTGATGAGCTAAGTGATCCTTATCCCAATTATCTATTTCTCCTGGACGTGATGGGGGTTGGTTTGTAACCAATTCATCATCTTCATCATAATCATGAACTTCAAAATGACCTGTTGATGTGTCTGCTTTTACCCCAAATGTTAATCCATCCATTCCGTATCTGTTTTTCATAACATGAAATCTTCCTGTTCCATTTACTTTATCTTTTGCTTTTCTTGATAGTGACAAACAAAAATCTGTAATCATTATTTTATCATAAGAACCAGCTGCTTTATCACCCTCAATGATATCATCTTTTGCACCTGCACGATTTACTTGAGAAACTGACCAAATTGGTAGGTTTAATTCTTTAGCTAATCCCTTAGTACTTGTATAAATATCATCAATTTCATACTTACGATCTACATTCTTTCTTTTTGATGATAATAAATCAACATAATCTATTAGAATTAAATCCGGTTTTACATCTCTGTCTATACACTTTCTTATATGAGATTCTACTGTATGAATACTTGCTCTTCCAGTGGGAAATTCTTTTATAACTAATTTTCCAGGAATTTGAGGAATTACTTCTTCTACTTTTTCTTTATGTTTTGTTAAATGGTCTACTGGAATTTGGGTAAAGAAAGCATCATATCTTAAACCAACATAATCTTCGCCTAATTCTAAAGTATAGTGTAGAACATTATAACCCATTCTTACTGCATATCCTCCTAGAGCAACTAAAGTCCAAGATTTTCCCCCTCCAGGATTACCAAATATTAGTCCAAAATCACCTCCACCTAATCCACCTTGTAATAGCTCATTTATTCTTCTCCAAGGTGTTGGGATTATTTTTCTGTTGTTTTCTCTATATCTAGTTTCAATATCTAAATTATATTCATGCCCTAAATTTTTATCTTGACCAGATTTTAAGGCATTTTCAATCATAAATTTAATGGAATCATAATCCCCTGCCTTTAATAAATCTACTGATGATAGTAGGGCTTGTTTTAATTGTTGATTTTTACAAAATGCCGAAAATTCTCCTTGAACATATTCTAAATCTTCATCACTTGTTATATAAGCTTCTCTTAATTGTTCTTTTATTGATAATTGTAAAACTTCATTTTCTACTTTTTTAACCTCTACCTTTAAAACATCAAGTGAGGGTGTAGTATGATACTTATCATAATACTTTAATATTTCTTGTATAATCCATTTATGGGCTTGGTTATTAAAATCATCTTCATTTAAAATATCATAAATGTTCGTTAAGAACTCTTTATGAGTTAAAAGTGAAGATAACACTTTAATTTGAAACCCTGGCCCGTATTCTTCTATTGATTTTAATGTCATAACTTATTTTTTGAAACTAATTTTATAAAATTTTCTCTTAACCAGAAATCTACATTTCTGATCATTCCTCCTAATTCATCTTCATTGTATAAATCTACAAACAATTTTGGATTATACGATAAATCTTTTGAATTCACAAATTCATTTAAATATTCTTTATCCTTTTCATCCATCATTGGATTACTCAAATCCATTATTTTGTAATTTTTTTCTAATTCATTTATTTCTTGAATTATCCTAGCATATATAATATGGTCTTTAAACTTTCTTTCACAAATATCCAAAACATCCTGCCATGAAACTTCCCACTTGTTTAATTCAGGAAATAATTTAAATAATTTTTTAGGACCTAAACCCTTTATTCCTTTTATTTTATCAGAACTATCACCCATAAGTGTTTTATAAATAATGAAATTTTCAGGAGGCATATTGTATTTTTCCTTAAAGGATTCATTAGTATAAAATTTCTTTTCCATAGGTCTATAAACAACAACTCTGTCATTTACCAATTGAAGAAAATCCTTATCGCTGGAGACTATGAATGCTTTATCACCGCGTTGTTTTAGCGCTTTATGACTTAAATACGCGATAATATCATCCGCTTCTACCTTATCTATTGATACTGTTTTAACAGGCAATGTTTTTAAATATTGTATAATTCTTATTATTTGATCTATTTTGGAATCATGTTCTTCATCCAAATTATCAAATACTTCCCAATTAGTAATTCTTTGAGTTTCCCTACCTGATTTATATTCAGGAACAAGATTTTTACGATTTAATGAAGAACCAGCCCCATCAAATACTACATATACTTGATGAGGTTGGATTTGTCTAATTAATGCTCCTAAGGATCTAAAGAAACCACCTAACCCCCCAATATGTACCCCTTTTGGGTTAACCATTTGTAACATGGCAAAGTTTCTAAAAAATAGATTTAACCCATCTATTAATAAGATCCTATCACCTTTAGGCATACTTGTATCATTCCCTTGATCATTGTTCAAGAGGTCTAGTAATTCTTTTTTTCTCATAGTCTATTCTGGTTCTTCAGTATAAGAGGAAATATCATTTACCTCATGATCTTCTTCTACAATTTGGAAATCACTTCCACCTAAAATACTCTTCCAAGCGGATGCATTAGCATTTTTGTATTCTTTAAGTTCCTTATCATTATCATTGATAAATCCATGTGGTGTCATAACTATTCTACCTCTTGTAGTAACTCCATTAATATGGTTTTTATCAATTTGTAAATTAACACGTTTAGCAAATTCCACCTGTTTTCCATCTTTAATTGCTTTAATTTTAGATGTACCAGCATTTGAAATATTACCAAATGTAACTACAAAGGTAGAGTCAAACCACATAGCAAATCCACCCTTATTCATTAATTTAGGTTTACCCATTGGTGATTCTGCTTTTGCAGTCCATACTTTGTTTATACAAACTAAAGTATTTGTATGTTTAGATGATTCTTTTCTAGATAATGTAATTCTTTGATTAACATTATTCCCAAATTGAGTTGACATTGCACCTGCATTCCATTCATTGTTGTTCTTATTAGATTTGAGAGACATTTCACAGGGTACTGATCCTATTGAATCCCATAAGAATAATAAATCATATGGTAAATTACCTCGTTTTTGTTCATCAATTAAATCTAAAATAAACATAGCTACATCTTCAATTGAATTGATAGTTTCCCTATCAACGTAAATAAAATTACCTTCGTAATTTACAATTTCACCTGTATCTGTATCAACAACTTCATCAACTTCTAATCCCATTTGTTTTGCGTGTTCCCAATTCCATTTCATTTCAGTAATAATGAAAATTGGAAGGATTTTTCTTTTTTGGGCTGAAACTGCGGCTTCTAGTAAAGCAGTTGTTTTACCTGTGTCAGAATGACCTCTTAATAAAACAATATGCCCCATTGGAATGCCAGGGATTGATGTAACGTCTTGAAATGCCTTAGAAAGTGGAATCCATTCTTGTTCTTTAAATTTGATATTTTGTTTAAGTCCCTTCTTTTCTTTGAAGGAACTTAAATCAAATTTAGATTTTATTTCTTTGGAGACTGCCTCCTGTAGAGATTTTCTTTTCGCCATATAACCTTATTTAAAATGGTAAACCATCATCATCATCATCAGCGAACATTTTATCAAATTCTGTTGCTTTGGATGTTGCTTTTTTCCCTTGATTTTCGAGATTAAAGTTATTTTCTTTTTCCTTTACCTCAGTAGTATCATTGTCAAATTCACTTATAGGTTCTGATGAAATGTCATCTTCTTCACCACTCTCTTCTTCAGAAATAAACTTTTGTAGTTCTTCCTTCAGTTTATCATAAGTGTATTTGAATCTTTCTTCTAATAATGAAGGTTGAGTAGCTAACCATTCTTTTACTTCCTTAGCATCTTTGCTTAAAGGAGTTTGTTTTGGTTTAGGTCTTAAACTTAATGAAAAACCAGGTCTATCAACAACTTTAGTAGCATTAACTACAAAGTCAAATCCAGCAGCTACATCAGTAAAATCTCCATAATCCTCATCATCAGCAATTGATAACAATTCCATGTAAAGTGTTTTACTGAATTCGAATAAACGAACACCCTTATCTTCTTCGCCTCTAACAATTACAGGGGCAAATACTCTCATTTTAGGGTATAACTTTTTAGCTAGTCTCCAGTTTTCAGGTTCAGATGTTTTTCTCAATTTTGCAGTAAAATCAACAATTGGGTCATCTTCTCCCCAATTAGTTAATGCCATAATAGGAAATTTTCCTACTCCGTAGTGCATCATAATTTCATGAAAAGGATCATTAGTAACTTCATGTGCCGAAGGAACAAATCTAATTTGATATTTCCCCTCTTGTTTAGGTTTCCAATAAATTAAGGTATAATCCTTTTTTTCTCTGTTTTGCGAGTTTGATTGCTTATTTAAGGTATTCAATCTCGACTTAATAGCATTTAAATCCATTTAGTAAGTTTTAATAATTAATTGTAATAAATATAATAAAAATTGATTTGGGGGCCAAATTATAATTCAATTATTTTATGAATTTTTGTATTTAGCTGTTTTAACTCATTATGTTGAGTTAATAAAACGCAGTTTTTATAGTGTTGCCAGTCTATGGGGAATTTAGTATCTACAACTCCACCATTCAGGCTTTTTATAAGTTCATTTAAAGCATTTATAGTGTACAAGGTGTTTGTTTCTTTTTTTCTATGAACTAAAATTGTATTATCAGGAATTTCTTGAACATTACCTTGATCCACATTATAAGTGATAACATATTCCTCATTGCTCTTAATATAAAGAACAAACATTTTATTATACATTATAGAATATTGGGAAGAAAGATCTTTTACTAACCCATCAACCCCTTCTAATGTTGTGAAGGTGCAAAATAATTTGTTATTCAAGTCTCCTATATTTAGCGGGTTTTCAAAATCGTATTTCTCCCTATAAATACTATCTGTGTTATTCAAAATCGTAGTTTGTTCCATGTTTAAGTTTTACTTTTAATCCATATCTTTTAAAGATATTCTTTATATCTTCTATTAAATATTCTTCATCATCTGCTAAATCAAATAAAAACGCATCATACGTGTATAATACCAATTTTGATTTTTTAAATATTATTCTTTTTAATATATGCCTCAATATACGAACATTAAGTGACGTCTCCAAATTTTGTAGCAGATAATTAAATAATTTTTGTGGGTTCATGTTATCTAATTTATCTTTTTCAAACCTGTATTTTGAAATCATACATTCAATGTAACCATCATTGTTAAATTTTTCCCATAATTCATCTACATACTTTTGAACTTTTTGAAAAAATTCTAAGTCCTTATATTGTTTAAATACCCCACCATATAATTGTTTAAATGTTAATTCCTTAGCTTTTTTGTAATCAACCTTATACATTTTTGCAAAGGAAGCATGAATGTCATCAGTATCGAATTTATAATCAACAAGATGAGCAGCAAGAGTAGGATGATAGGCAGAAATATCAATCTCAACAAACTTATCATTATCTGGTATAAATGCTTTACGGCAGCCATTTTCTTTATTTAATGCTGCAAAGTTAATCCCTCCGAACCTATTTGAGGGTCTTGTTGTTGTGGTTCTAAAGTTATACTGTGTGTACACTTTATCCGTGCTACCACGATCGAAGTAGTCTTCGAAGAGTTGGGGATCCACTCGTATACCACTTTTCTCGATAAAGTGGAATAAAAATGGTATTGATTGGTTGTAAAATTTGTTGACAGGTTCATCTTTGTATTGTTTTAAATTATTATAATTTTTTTCACAAGCTTCATAATGTTTAACAAGAGGAATAATTCGATTGATGTCTAATTTACCCTTGTATCTCTTATAACTATTGAATAATTTATGTGTTTGAGTTGTTTCTTTTTCATAATTAGGGGCGGATAAGGATAAATCAATTACCTCATTAGTCCACCAGTAAAAATGCCTAAATTCTTTTCTACCCCAAACATATAACTTATCGAATTTATTAATTGATTCTTCAATATACTCGCTGTTTAATGACATAGCTTCGCTATGGTCTAATGTTAAAATATATCCCTTGGTTGCTTCAAATGGTCTAATGTAAACTAAACTAACATCTGTAATTGTTGGATGTGTTTTATCAGAGTAGGGTATTACCTCTATATAAGCTTCCTTATAACCTTTTTTATTGAATTCGTTTAATTGTCTTTTGGTTTCTACTATATAGAACATATAGTGAATATAATGAGGAAAATTTAATTAGGCAAGGTATCTTTCAAAGTATAACCTAAAACCCCACCAATTATTATTCTTTTCAGTTAAAGATAATATCCTTGAATTGGTTGAAAAGGAAGATTGGGTATTTTCTAAATCCCAAGGGAGAAAAGCAACTTCATACAAATCAAAAGCCACTGTGGGATTTTTTTCTTTAAATTTTGTGTAAGTTTCTTTATTTATTTCCATATATTGAATTTCATTTATTTTTTTAGCAAAATACCTTCGATATTCTCCTACTCTTATATCTTCAGGGGTAGGAGTAGATTTGAATTGGGTAGGGATTGATCTTGGTGATGATGAATTAGGATCGGGATAAGATGTAATAAGGAAATTATTGGGTATTAAATCAATACCCCCTATAGGGTAGGGGGGAGTAGGATCATTTGTTATATAAAGATCTTCATCTTCTTTTAGGGAATAAACATTATTATCAGCTATAGGTAAATTATGAAATTCTTCTTTAAGAGGTAAAATAGGTATTAATTTTTCTTGGGTTAAAGATTCAAAATTTCTCCCAGCAAATATTTCTCCATTTGAAGTCTTATAATAATACCCTATATATTCTTTATCTGTGGAGAAGGATTTATATTCTTGTCCATTAGTGAAAAGATTTAGTGTTACTTGGGATTTAGGGTAATATTGGGGCATAGTTTATTAACTTGGGATTATAATTTCTTCAGTTCCATCTAAAGCAACTAATTCTGTTAAGGTGGTATTCTCATCAACCATAGTATAACCATTTAATCTAAAAAAGGATGCTATTGTACTAATATAACTATTGGTTCCTCGAGCTCCTGTTGAGTATATTTTTACAAATTCTTTAATCTTTCCAGTATAGGTAAATTCATAACCAGGGAGATAAGGATTATAACCTTCCCTTAATGCTACTTCTTCAGAAAAATAGGGTTTTATTTTTTTGGTTTTTCCTATGGGGTAAGATCTGGAGATTTTAATTTCTTTTCCTGATGGGTCAAATTTATTTGTACCCGTGGCTACACCATAAAGATAATCTAATTGCCAAACGATTCCATCTTTTAGAGAATCAAATGCCTTATTTGCCCCTGAATCTGTATTACCAATATTTGCGGGGTTATTAAATCTAAATGATCTTGTTCCATTTACACTATCCCCTCCCAATCCAGGTGGACCTGAACCCCTAGGATTTGCATGGAATCCTTCTTTGTTTACCATAATCATAGCTAATATTTTTAACCCTCTTGTTATTTTAGTACCTTGTGAGGTAGTTCCTGTAAGTGCTTTTAATTCGGGGATATAATATTTGAGAACATCTGAACCGAAACTTGATTTTTTATCATATTTTATTGTTTTATACTTATTACCTGGGTTCATCCATTCGGGGACGTCTGCTTCTCCTCTAACCCAATAATCCTCTGTATCCCAACCTGGGGGTTCAACAGGACCTTCATCAAGTTTAGTAATATCCCCCCCTTTGGCCAGTATTTCTTTTGTAGAATATGTTTTTATTTCTTTAATATTTTTTGAATTAGAGGTGGCGATAGTTGATAATGAAGTTTCCCACCCATTATCAGATATTTTATGGTCTACCCCAGTAATAATAAATTCTAATTCATCCCCATAATTAGAAGGTAAAAACTTAGTATTAACTTTAAGTTTATTATAAATTTTAATCCCCCCTATCCCATCCATACTAACTTTCATATTAAAGGGCATAAAACCCACCGAACTTTTAGCAGAATTAGATAAAATTGAGGATTTAGCTTGATAGAATTTATTCCATTTTTCTATAACAGATTGATTAATGGGGATAACCTCATCATTAAATAATGGATGTACATTAGTAGTATAACCTAATAACGGTTCTCTATTTACAAGAAAATTTTTATAATTTTCTATTACATTTTCATTTTGGTCTTCTAATTTATCAATTTTAGTTCCTTTTGATTTAAATTTTTTAGCATCAACAATATTATTTTTAAATCTATCTAATATCCCCTCATTCCATTTTGAAAATGCGGTTGCTTCTAAACCCGGAATAGAACCTTGGGAAGTAGCCCCTATGGTTATCATAGTAGCATATTTTTTATTAATTTCAGTAGTAATTCCTATCTTATTAACAAAAGTTGAAAGATTTGTAGTTCCCTCATCATCAAAATCATTAACTTCTTTATACCCAAAAACCTCTAAAACTGCATCCTCCTCAGAATCCTTACGAACCCCAAATTCATCTTTTATTTCATCTAACCCAGGAATTGGGGTTTGATCTATTAATCGAATTTCATTATTTTCTTTAATAACAGGTTCTATATTGTTTACCATCCCCAAACATTCATTAATGTCTTTACATAATTCTTTTAAAACTTTAAAAACACTTACTTCATCCCTAGTATCCACCTTATCAAAAATTTTTATTAACCTATCAAAAGAAAAATAAATATTCATAATAAGTCCATATTTAATACCCTTTCTTGTAGCTATAAATTGATCTAACCCAGGGTTAATTTTGTTTTTTTTAGGGTAAGCATAGAAATTTTTATTTCTAACTATAAGTTTTTTAGGGTTTGATGAAATGGAGTTATCTGTTACATAACATATGTTTTTGCTTCTTGAGGTATTTATAGTTATTAGGGGTTTTTTAGTTGATTCTATTTTAGGAATAATTCTTTCTTCGAAAAAATCTAGAAAAACTCCCAATTTCATATAATAAGATGAAAGGTTATTAACCCCCGTTATAAAACCCGCAAAGGCATTCCTAAATCTGGATGAATTATAATACGGATAGCCTATAGCTTTTTTAAATTTATCAAAATCTGTTTTGGATGGAAACATTTTATGTGGTATCATTTTAGTATCTTGAATAGTACTTTCAAATTTAGTTCCTAATCCAGAAGCTCTCTGGTATTCCATAACTCGGGTTAAATAAGCAGAAATTCTATTTTTTTGAGCACCCCCATATTCTTCATATTGAATTTTACTTTCATCCTCTTCCTCAGGTAATTCTGTATCTAATTCTTCTGTATTTAACCTATTATCTCCTGTTCCTCCAGCAAATTGTTGATAAACAGCAAATTGATAAAAACTTTTAAGTAGAAAACTAAGAGACATTCCCCAAAAATTTAATTCTGTAGTACTGGTAATCATAGAAGGTTGAAACCAACTAATACTGTAGTTACCCTCGGGGGTATTAAGATCCAAAACTCCTGGTAATGTTGGGTATGTTCTACCTGCTTCAGTTGTTTCAATTACTTCTCCTTCCTCAAAAACTTGTCCTAAATCTTCTGTTAGTTTGGTTGTGTCCTCATATCTATTTACTTGCCTACCCCCCTTTGTATCATCATTCACATTCACAAGAAGATATCTATATATAGCATACATTAACCCCTTTTCTATGTATTCGTTATCTTTTATGAATTTGGTGTTGGCATCAATTAAACCCTTAAAGGATGGAGCAGAACTAATATCTACATCAATTTTTAACCATTCTAAATTCCTTTCAAATGAAACTCGTCTAGTTACTACATTACCATCTAAATCACCTAATTCTGAATCTGTTGCTCCAGTATTTATATCGTCTCCAACAGTACCTATAATATTACCATCTTCATCAAATTCAAATTCAACTATTTCTATATTTTGAGGAATATTAGGTTGTGGTATATCTCCTTTATCTAAAAGTTCTCGACTTTGTTGTTCTATTGTTTTAACAGAATAACCAATAAATTGTTCTTGTTTAAATAGGGGTCCAATGTTTGTGTATATGGTTTTCCATGCAGGGCTATCAAAATATGGAACAAAGTCTTGGAGTAGGATAAGATTTGAGAATTTTGCCTCAGATCTCCTACTAAAATCCAAAAGTTCTGTGGAGATAAAACTTGCTTTTTTTGTTATATAGTTGTTATATATGTCTGTTAGGTAATCTTCTAAATTGGGGAAAATTTCTTCATAAAATTGTTCTTGGGTTGCAACCACCTTTCCAAATTTTCTTTGGTTATCTGCTAAAACTACGTCACTAAATACATTGTCTCTTTTACCTATGGGGGGTAGATTAGCTCTTAAGGATTCAATTATATCCCCCAAACTTATTACTTCTAATTTAATATCATAAGTACCATCATCTTGAAATGTCCATGAAAAATTAGAAACAGTACCAAATATTCCTTCATAGTTTCCATCAGTATTCTCCCTTTTTTTATCTATTTCGGGTATCCATTTAGAATAGTCAGATTTTTTAAATTCATCATCAAAAAATTTTTCATCAATTAATGAAGAATACATGGTTTGTAATTCACCCTCATTATCTATATACTTATCATACCCCCACTCTACAAAAATAGAATAACCTAACCTTAAATATAAAGTATCAATAATATTAAATTGAACCCTATTATGGGCTTTTATTTTAATTGTTGTTTTTTTTATAGAACCCCTATTCAAACATTTAAGATTAGCATCTACAATCCCAGGCATAGGAACATACCCAAAATTTGTACCACCTATACCATAAGCCCCTTCAGGATTAAAAAAGGATTTAATTCCTGCCTTATTTCCCTCAAAATGGTTTACATATTTATTTACATCTTTGGTGGGATCATTATAATATTCTGTTTCCCTTTCATTTTCATAAGTACTTAACCCATTAAATAAAACCCAATTTTTAGCTAATTTCCCCCCATCTGAGATTGAACCAGAGGGGATAGGTTGGGAATTTGGTAGATCCTTAGTAACCTCCTCGTATTTTCTAGGTGTAAGTTCAACTCCTGAGGCTATTTTGATCCAAGCATTTCTAGAATTTAGGTAAGTGATTTGTTCTAAGGTTCTTTGGGTTGAGCCATGGAGTTTTTGTCGGGCAATTATTTACCTATTTACATATTTCTCAAAAGGTTCTCCTATTAAATTTGACATAACTTTATTTATTTATTTTTTCATATTCTACTATATAGGGGGTTGGATTAGATGGAACTCGAATTTGGGACCCTATTGGGGGGATTATGGAATTCTGATTGAAATCTCCATTTGCAATAGATATTACCCACCATAAAGTTGGATCACTATAATATTTTAAAGCTAGAGTATCATATCTATCCCCTACTGTAGTGAAAATATAGATATCACTAAAGGATCTTGGAATTTCGGGATACCTAACAGTTTTGTACATAGGTTTTTTTGAGGGTGAAAGTGTTTGGGGCATATTTCTATATCTTCTCATTCTATATTTTTATTTTGTTTTATTATACCCTTTATCTCCATCAGTATCATTTCCATCTGCTAAAGCTATATAATGCTCCTTACCATAATATGAAACATTATTGTCCTCACCAAACTTTAATGTTTGTTTTTGTGGTCTAAATTTATGAATTGGGGTAAATCCAAAACCACTAACTGTAATTATATGGGGTAATTCCCTAACTGATTCATCAGGGGTGCCTTTATCATTAATACCTATTTCCCATGGAGATTCTTTATGGGGTGATAAGGATAATCCTGTAATAAAACCTGGTTGTTCATATAACCAACCCCCCACTGTTAAAGTAATTAAAGAACCCCCCATATAACCTGCACTACTATAAGTAGGGGCTAAATTAGAAGCTAGATAATTTAACTTTTTGTATTGAATCATTAATTCTTCTTTAGATTGGGCTGCTACTGTAAAATCTAAACTTATATCCCTATCAAAACTATCATACTTATAAAAAGATTCTGCTCTCCCCATATAATTTATAGGTTTCCATTTGGATTTATACTTATCTGAGAAGTTATCTATATATGCTCTAAAATGAATATAATCTTTTATATTAGGATCAACATTATTTAAAGAAGCTATTCTGAATTGGATTAAATCATTAGCCCACCATTTATTAGGCCCATCTTTTGAATTATATATGGGCATTGCATTAATTCTATCTACAGGTCCTGTAGAAGTACCATCACCTCTTTTTTTTCCCTCTGTATAATTAATTATATTTCCTCTTTGACCTGGGGATATTTGGTTTATTCTTGAATCAGAAACACCATCTATGGTAAAGGGGGATGAAGATTTTTGAGAATAAGAAGGAGAAATACTCATTATAGTAGAAGATTTGATATCCTCTTTTAAAATAGGTTTTTGAAAACTTTCAATAATATCATGGGGTTGTCCTGAAGTGAGATCTTCAGGAATATTATTTAAATTTTGATATGTTCTTTTGACTTGTAATGAATCATTATAATTAGGAAGACCTATAGTTCCTTGATCCCTCCAATTAGTTATAGAAATATACGCTTTTGAATTTATCCCAGTTCTTAATGGTTGGCCCAAATTATCAGTAGCAAATGAAATTCTTGTTCTTCCCACACCCAAAATAGATTTAGGACCACCAATATAGGATAAAATAAAATTAGGATCAAGGGATATTTGATTATTTTTAAAGATTTTATTAAGGAAATTGGGGTTATTTCTTTGAATATCCCCAGATTTTTCGGAAGAATTAGAAGGATTTAGTATTTTTAATGTATTTAAATTAACTAATCTATTTTCTGATCCATCTTCCCCCCCAATAACTTTTTCAATTACACTTAAAGCTTCAGGGTTATTATTATTTCTAGGACCATAATACCTAACTCCTACTCCAGGAATTGACCCCTGTTTTGGAAAATGCCCCCCAACAAAATTTATACCTGCTTGAGCTAAAGTGGATAAGGGGTTATAAATTCCTTCATTAGGGCCAATCCCACTAGCTTGTGTTCTTACTGAGGTAAGAGATAAGGAATTTTGTTTTGCAATGAATAATAAACCTGATGGGTTTTTAGTATCAAAAAACCATTTGGTTAATCTTTCAACATCTTGTAAAGCAGTGGTAGGAGCTTTTAATCCTCCTCTCAATATAAAATCCTTATCTGCTATAGAATATTGAGTAGATTCAGGAATTGGGGTTGTTGTATAAGGCTGCCCACTATTTCCCCCATCTGCTCTATCTCTACCAAATTTTAATGATTTAAGATTGGTTTGTAGGTTTACTATACCCATTTATTTTTATATATGACTACCTGCAGGAGCACAATTTTTGTATTCTCCACATGAAAAAGTATTATTAATTGAAGGGATAGCCCCATCTCTTAATGGACCTAATGGGTTATTACCATTTAAGATTCCATCTAATAATGAAGGTGTAGGTTTTATACCAAAACCTTTAAGAACACCTGGAAAGTAATCTCCTACTAAGGCCCCATTAATTGAAGGTATACCATTCACTGAATAGTCTTTATGCCTTATTGAAAGTGGTTTTGATAAAGAGTTACCAAATGTTGGTGATAATGAAGTGCTACTAACTCCAGGATTATAAGTTGTTCCGTTGTTGTCTAATCTATCTAATAGTCCCATAATTTTATGTTTTAATGTTTGTTATAAATATGTAATTTTATTGTATTTCACGTTCTGCTGTATTAATTCCTTGTCCTACTTCATTTCCACCCATTTCTATTACTGTGGATTTATTTGCAATTTGTTTAAGTAAACCTAACATTTCACTGTTGTCTTCTTTGTTTCCTCCTCCTCCACCACCAAGATTGGTTCCTGCTATAATTGAATCTTTTTTGTCTAATTGAATTGATCCTTTAGGACCAGATACTACCATTTCACCTCCTGGGCCTATTACGCCATCATTCATGTAAGAATATCCTAATGCCGCTATTCCAGCTGCAGCAGCAATCCCTAAAATGGGTCCTAAAAATGCGTATGCTTTCATAGAAGCTATTCCTATTTCTCTTCCTAGAGATCCTAATTGCATTGCTTTTTTCTGGGCTTCAAGGATTTTTTCTCTATTCTTCCACATATAAATAGCTTTTTGGATACCTTCAATACTTTTAGTTACCATTTGATAAGTTTTAAGGGAGAGTATTATAATACCAAACCATTTTGCTAGTGTTATAGCACTCTTAACCATAGCCATCATTTCCTTCTTATTTTTTAACATACTTGCTGCTATCTCTTTTGCATTGTCCCTTTCTTTTTTCTTTGTTTGTTCAATTTCTTCAGCGAGTGAAAGGCTTTCTAACTGTTGTTGTAAATTTTCATTCCCTAATTCAGTAAATATTTCCTTTTCTTGTCTTTTTTTCTCTTCTAATAAAGCTTGTTTTTCTTCTTCTGTTGTAGCTGCTGCAATTTGGGCATTAATTTCTGATAAATCTTCTTTGTATTGGTTATAGGCACCTGTAATATCTGTTACCCCATCACCAAAAGTTGCTTGCAAAGCATTTTGTTCTTCTTGTTTCATGATAATTTCAGCTAATTGGTCTCTTGTTAAACCTATAGCTGCCGCTGCTGATTGTTGGGCTAGAACATTATCCGTTTTAAAAGCGTTTAAAATAGCTTCCTGCTTCATTAACTCTTCTGTTAATCCTTTTTGGTCCCCTGTTAAAGCATATTGTCTAGCTTTTTCAAGGTTAATATCTTGACCTAACATTAACTCTGCTTCTAATTCTTTTTGAATTGAAGATTCAAAATCTAATAAACTATCTCCTATACCTGCTATTGTATCCATTTCTGCCCCGAATTTTTGGGCTGTCATAACAGTTTTGGCTAACTCAG